CCCCCCCCCATGTAATAATCAGCAAAAAAACAAAGAAACACCATTTTTTACGCTATTTTTTCATTATTCTCGGAAAAACGCCGTTTGCTGAACGCGCCCGAGAAAAAAAACAAAAATGCAAGAGAATACGATTATATAAAAAATTGCACATAGTGTAATTGGTTTACATTTTTTCCTTTTTATCCTTCTTTAATACAGGGGGATAACATGGTTTACGGGTATATACGGGTCAGTACAGACAGACAGACAGTTGAGAATCAGCGATTTGAGATACAAAGGTTTTGCAAAGCAGAGAAACTAAAGATAAATAATTGGATAGAAGACGTAAAAAGCGGCACAAAAGAACCGGAGAAAAGGCAGCTTGGAAAGCTCTTAAAACTTGTTCAGGCGGGGGATACTATTTGTATGAAGCGTGGAATAAAAATATGGACTATTAAAGACGGGTATCGTTTAGGTGATGATATTCAATCAAAAGTCTTGGCGTTCGCATTTAGCTTATCTGCGGAAATAGAACGCAACTTAATCGCGCAGAGAACAAAAGAAGCTCTTGCCCGTTGTAAAGCAGAGGGGAAAATATTAGGGCGTAAACCGGGGAGAGCCGTCAACGTGAGACTAACCGGACACGAGAGAGAAATACGCAAAATGCTCCGTGAAGGAAAAAACAATGTCGAGATCGGGAAACGGTTTGGAGTACACCGGCAAACAGTGAGATATTTTATTCGTGAAAGGCTTACAAAATGGAAGTTAAAAAAATTGTTTCCCGTGACATAATAATTTGACCCTTTGAAAGTGGCGGAGTGCATAGGGACGAAAGTCGAGAGATAAAAGGCAAGATCACAGGGCTTGATACTGGTAGTAATGCATTAGCATATATCGGAGCTGCTAACAGCGTAGATGGAGTGTTCAGTTCAAAACCTCTGACTAATACGAATAGATTAGTACAGACTACGGGTAGTAGTTACCTTGGTGGTTATATAGAGCTAAACACATCTTTTGTAGTCCCTGTTGGAAATGAAAACAGCCCGCGCACTTTATCTGTTAATTACTGGCGACGTGTCAGCTAACTCTACGCCAGTAGTTAATTGAAAGTGTACGCGGACTGTTTTCTTTACTGGTTGGGACTGCAAGGCTTGCATCCATTTTTAATGATCTCGGATTAGGTGTTAGGTTTGTTTGTGCAGAACCATATCCGGTCGCGGCGCTACTCCCAGCCTGAAAGACTCCGGTTAGCGTAGAATTTGCATACACTAATCCATAATCATTATTATATAACCAAGCTTCGCCATATATATTTCTTATTACGTCTCCATGTATTCCGCCACTTTCAAATGGTGAATTTATATTGACAGATAACAAATTATATGATAGGATCATATTTAAACTGGGAGGAAAACCTTTATGATGTGGTATACTGTCGAGGATGGAAGAATTCATAGAATACAATGTGCGAAATTACCTACGGAAGATGGAGAGTGGAAGAAAGCACCTGACGGTTGGCTTGGCGACGCAGGTGACAAGCTAGAATGGTTCGATAGTAATATGAACCGTATACCTGACGATGAGCTTATCAAGCGAGGTATACGCTTAGATAAAAGAGGGGTTTGGTTTAACAAAGTAACCAGAGAAACGAAACAAATTTATAACTTAGACGAATCTATAGATGAGGATATTTTTACAAAAGAGATACCTATAGAAAATGAACCATATCAAATATATGACAAAGAAAAAAATAAGTGGATCGTAGACATAGAAAAAAAAGAACTAGCAGACAAACAAAACAAACTTGGACAGCTAAAGTCTGAAATTGCAGCCGCAGAGCAAAAACAGATAAGACCGTTAAAGTTAATTATAGAGAATAAAGCTAAAAAAGAAGACACAGCTATTTACAACAAGTACGAGACAATAATAGAAACCTTGCGTCCTGAAGTAACAAAACTTGAAAACGAACTAAAAAGCGCATAACGTCATAATCTTTTGACACTGTCTGTTAATTACTGGCGTAGAGTTAACTGACACGCCTCCAGTAATTAACGGATAACGTTCGCGGGCTGTTTTCGTTTCCTGTCGGTACCACACGGCTACTATCAAAGGAAATTTTTAAGTCTGTATATCCAGAGACGGATGCAGTGTTACCCGATATTGCTGTATTATCTGTATAAAAAAGTTTTCCATCTACCGAGCCACTAGTTAATTCACCGGCAAAATGTCCGCTAAGTAGACGACTAATATCCCCGTACACTCCGCCACTTTCAAATGGTGGTCTATTTCCACCGGCGACAGAAAGGAATTTGCCTGCTAAGCTGTGTATCGCAACAACACGGTAGGTTGCTCCGTTATATGTCAAAGACGAATTTATAGACAGGTCCGATCCCCATGAATGATTAGGGAGATTGTTACGCGCTACAAATATCATTCCCGATAACAAGTTCCAATAAGTCGGATTAAATTCACCTACCGTGCTGCTACCGGCGGCTGGGGTGATTGTTTGCTTTGATGTATATATTACTTTATCTCCATCTGCGTGGGTAACAAGCCTGTTTGCTCCGGCGGAGATTGAAGAAACTGAATCGCTGTAATTACTGTATGAAGGTGAGTAATCTACAAGTCCGTAAATTATCGGACGTGTGTTCCATTTTTCCCATGTACCGGGATATACTCCGTCAGGGTTCGGCTCACTCGGTAACTGTATTATAAGTTTACCAACAGGAAAATTCAACGAATTATAATCTATACGAGGAGCATCATCTGTTCCTCCTGTATGTTTGTGTCCGCTGGATGCGTTCAGTTTTCCGTTAAGCCATGTAATACCGCGCCATATCGTTTGTAAAAAAGTTAGAAAAGTAATAGCTGTAGTTGAAAATGACGCCTTCGTACTTGTTGTATCTGCTGCAATGTCTTGTATTTTTGCCAATGTTATAGATTTGTCAGCTAACGGAGTGTCATTATCGGTTATATCTTGATTGCCAAAAAGACAAAAATAAGTCCCATTATAGAAATAAAGAGCTGTGCGATTAGCCGCAATATAATGTGCGCCAGTGTTACTCTCGGCGGTAGGAGCACCGGCGCCTAGTGATACAGCTTTAGCGCCAGCGTCATTAATATTTATTGTTGCGCTGTTTGCGGTGTTACCGTTGGTATAGGTAATTGCAATAATGTCCCCTTTGGTTAAATTATAATTATTAATAGTAACAACCTTCGCCGCAGTCGCGGCTGCTGTTGCACACGTTGCTTCTATTACTTGCGGCTGCTTTGTGGCAAGTGCATCTTTAATAGCTAAAGCCAATTGATTGGCATCATGGTTGTTGGGTGTTTTACCAAGGAAAACAAGAAACGCGGTAAGATTATCCAATATAAGGTTGATTGTTTCCGCTGGGATAAAAGACGGGCGGTCCTCCGGATCGGAAAAACTGCCGTTTGTAAATTTGCCGCTTTTATCAACACCTGGATATTCTATGGTTTTTCCAAAAACTTCGAGCGTTTGATTATCGGGATACATTCCGGGCATTATGAGTTACCTCCATTGTAAAAAAAATATATTATATGATTCGCGAGAAACATTTCTTTTATGGATTTTTCAAATAGTCCAGCTTGCTCATCGTTACCTTTAGTAATAATATAAATGTGAATGACCTGCCAAGCGGCAGGACTGGCGATACGATCAATACCGAAATAATTAAAACCGAAAAAAGCCGGACTGTAAGGGTGCCGCACGTCTGTTATATCAAAACCAAATATATCTGCAATTTTCTGTACATCACAGCGAGTTATTTGATTTTTGTTTTTTGGGGTCAGCAGCAATTGCCTCTGTTTAATATCCAGCCATCTTAAAACAGCGCCGTTTAAAATACGTTCCCAATCGTCCAAGAGTTCAACTGATGACTGCGGTTTGCTTTCGTTCCTTAATGAATCCATTCTGCTCCGAAACCGAATGAACTCTGGAAGTTTTGCCCGGCAAAATAACGATACATCGCTTTCCGGATCGGCGAATTGTTTTTCCCAATAATCCCCTTGTGGAAATAATTTTCTAAACGAAGATTCATATTGTTCAGGGTTATTTATTCCCATAGAACCTCCCCGACAACAGGGTATTGCAAAATTGTCGTATTTATTTTTCCTGTAGTCGATCCATTAAGCTTTACTGTCGCATCGCTTATTGTTAATCCATCAATAATGGAATCTTGTAGCGCTCCGGCAGTAACGCAATAACCCGGTTTTGCGGTAAGTTGCAAGAGCGTACGGATCCGTTTTATTGCGAGATCACGATTTGACAGACTATCTTCATAAGACAGTAAGGCAATAGACGGATTAAACGTTATAATTTCAGGAGTGCGAACCGTAAACGTAACAAATGGCGCATATTCATTTATATATCTTGTTACATCGTGGAGATTACCAACCGGATTTACACCGTCAAACTGATTGCCGTTGATAACCTGTATCAGTAATGCGCCGAATACTCCGAAATTAGGAAATTCCCAAGCGTCTGATACCTCTGCGCTAGAATCAATAGCCCACGCCGCAAAATCTCCGTCCTTGCCATAACGAGACGAATTTCGCAGATAAGCAATTACGCGTATCAAATATTCTTCGTCAGTTTCTCCGTCAACACCGCCTAAAATACCATCTTCGGATACTTCAACCTCTGAATCTATGCCAGCCGGAATAGCGGATACTATCTTTAATTTCTCCCCTGCCTGAAGGTTTACATTGGTACCGAAATTTTCTGATCGGACATCAATTATCGCAAATCCATCGGAATTGACTCGATATTGTTTTTCTGTGTAATAGCGTTCCGATGCGTCAGACTTAACAACCAGACCAGCCGGAATTGTCCTGTTAGGTATACCGGAAACTATGACTTTGCCGAAAGCGGCAGACGCATATAGAGGTGGTACTCGTGTTGACCAATGTTCGCGCAAGAATTCTCCTGTGGCGGTGTCGGGAAATAGTTGCAACGAAAGAAAATCCAAATCCCCAAGTAATTGGTGATAAATTCCTGCGTCAACAGCAGAAAAAACTTTCAAGAGATTATGGCGCGGGGGGTTGTCAAGCGGTTTGAAAAGGCTTACATAATTTGCATAAGTACGATCAAGAATGGAACTTAGAGAATCTCGTTTAAGCGGCATTCCATACCTCCTTAATCTGCAAAGTACTTTCGTCTTTAGAAAATATCGTTACGCAGTAACTGATCTCGTTTTTGCCGGTACATTCTGCCTCGCAATCAATTTTTTCAACCAATTTCTCTTCCACCAGCCATTGAAGGCATTCAAGTATCATCCGCCGAAGCGTCCCGGCAGTCTGTCCGTCAACTTTTCCGCTTTGCCGTAAAAAATATAATTCGCTTCCGAAACTTGGATCAGCCCACCAAGAACCTTTGTCCGTTCCAATGCTCATTTGCACAAGTTCGCGGATAGCGTTCCAGTTTTCTATAGTTACTGTTTTATTCACCTGTTCCATGCAGCACCTTTTTACTTTCCAAATTTGAAAAATTCTCTTTATCAACAAGCGCAGCTAACGCTGCAACGATTCCACCTTTGAATGTCGCCCCACCGTCCGTGGGGGTAATCGGCGAACTATTTAACGCATTGATAATCCCGTCAACACGCGCCGATAATTTGTCTAGCTGGGTTTTAAGCTCGGCGGCTTTGACTACACCCCCGGCATCAGTTCCAAAAAGTTCCAGAGTCCCATTATCACGCGCTATTATACAACCGCCTTTTTGGGTATACAGTGCGGCATCGCCATCTTTCAATTTAGACAAAAATTTATTGTCAGCCGTTAGCGGCATAATTTCAAAACCGCCGAAATCTCCGCCTTGGCAAAAAACAAAAGTCTTGCCCGTTTTAGCTTTGGCGGCAAAGCCATAAGGGAAAGATTCTTTTCGTTCTAATACCCTGCCGGAAAGTGTTTTTACCTGTAGTTTGCCGTCGTCATAGCGTTTTATAAAATCAGCTATTGAGAAAACATTACGAATTTTTGCGGTTATTAAAGCATACAAACTGTTCACAAATACGCCTCCCGGTCTACCAACGTTACGTCGCAGTTCATCGCATCGGCAGTTGCGGTGTATTCTACTTCTGATATTAATAGTTCTATATTACGATTTAATTCGAGCGTTGGTATACTAACAGGAATTAATATATTGGGTACCCAAAAAATTTCTCTTTCGTTAGTTTCTCCCATACTTTTTATTTGTTCATCGGTAAGCCCCCAGCCGGGAACCGTAACTGTTATTTTGTTTTCTTTTCTGCGTTTCTTTTCTGTTTTTGCTCGGCGCTTAACACGGTCTTCATCAATAATCGTATCAGTCAAGTCAATAGTGAGAATACGATTACCGAGACAAGACTCATCAATTTCCTGCACTTCATATCCTCCGCCAGTTACAATGTATTCATGGAATTGTTCAGAACCATTTTCTGTCCATCGGATATTTTTAACATTCACGCCTTCGGTGATATGAAACGGTTCAGGTCTGCCGCCAGAATCTACTTTCCAGAGATACAAATTACCAGCTTCATTACTGGTAAATATATAACCCTGATTATCGGATTCTCCTATCAACTTTGTCCAAGGGCTTTCGTTTTCCCAGTCAAAGGCATAAACTAGCTTTGTTGGATCGGGTTTGTCCGGAGGAAAGGTATCACAAACAATATTGAATTTATTCCCTATGTAGCGAGTTATCTCCCGAAGCGTCATATCAGAGCAGGTATCAGACCATGTTGAATCAATTATATCCCGTGCCGGGGATCGCCCGATAACCATGAGGCTATATTTTGTAATATCTGCGCTTGATGTTATTTCGTCAACAAGAACAGTTGTTACGCGCCGTCTGCCGCCTGAATCTTTTACCAAATTATTTGCAACCCTTACTTCTAATCGATGATGTCTTCCGACTTTTAGCCGTTCAGACGGCGGTATTTCCAATTCAAGCGTATGGCATATTTCATCGAGTGATTTTTTTATTTTTATAGAACGCCACAGCAGTTCTTGTCCGGTAGTTACATTTTTGACAATTATTTTAGACATAGGATAACTCCCCTGAAATTAAAAACGAATCTTCAATCCTATTCATTGTTCTTAATTTATCTTCATTGCAATCCAAATAATGAGAGAGAAAAAGAAGCGGCGACGGCTTCTCAATCTTTTTTTTCAACTCACGGTTTATGTCGCTTTGCCGCAGTTTTACCGAAAGCGCAGTACGCATTTCCACAATCGCTTCGTACATATCAGGGTTTTCAAGATTTATGCTGTTTTCAAGTTTTGTATACAGCGCCCAGTATCCGTCCATTTGCTCGTGAGTTACATTTTCCATTTCCATTGACATCAAAATTTCAGTAGCAACGCACAGGCTTACGGCACGGTACAGGTTTTCTGATTCTTTTTTTGTTTCATATTGCCGTTCTGTCGCCGTCTCAATAGAGAATGTACATGTACTGGCTGCGAGAAAATTTAATACGGCGTTTTTGGTGTTCTGACCTGAAAAATATTTTTCGACAGCTTGCGCTGATTCCTTAACTGATATAACTGCCGCCGCTATTGCAAAAGCCGCGTTAACAAAAGCCTGCGCCAACAACGCAGGCGACTGTACTTCTTGGGCAATAAGATTTGCTATGCCGGTAATTTCGTTAGTTATGCCGTTGATGAGACTTTGAGGGTATTGCATTATCGCTGTAATGGTGAGTAAATGCTTATTTATTACACCAAATATCTTTAATAAGGTTTTATAATCTGCGTTGATCTTGGCAAATATTTTGGCGATAACACGCGCTTTATCTAACGGCTTAACAAGGTTTTGCAGTGTTAACTCAAGCGCACGAGATTCAAGCGAGACTCCTGCCCGTTTAAGAGTAAGCGTTAATTCGCACTGACCGTTCTCATTTGCCGCTTCTGAAATATTGTAATCAATAACTACAACTTTGAACCGTCCCCAGAGAGGATGATCAAAAAAGCCGGGAGAGTCATCGGAAGTGCGGACCATCAATGCGGCAAGAAAAACCGACCTCTGTTGCAAGTAATATTCGCCGCGTAAATATCCGTGTACGGTAATGCTTTGCGGTTTTTGGTTCAATGCCTCGTTAGACCACAACCCTTCAAATGGATATTCAGCAGTATCAACTGACTGACCGCCGGAGAATTCAATGCTTTTGTAAATAAAAGGGATCGGCTCGCCATCCGGCGGCTGATAACTGGATAAACGCGGAAAGTCATCTTTGTCCGACCGATAAGCCTCTCGCCATTTATACTTATACGGAGCGGGTAACGCAATGTCAAAACGCGCTTCGCTCATCGAACATACCTCGCAAATTTCGCATAACCGGGATTGAACCGAATATCTGTAGTATTCTCGCGTATGGATACAGAGGCTGTCGGACTGCTCCCTGAAAGATTAACATTAACATCCATAACCGCCTGACCGCCGAGTTCTACTTTTTGCGGCGTAACACTTGAGCTTGTCTGTGTGATCTGCGGCGGTAAATCAGATGCCGAAAATCGTCGATACCTTTGTTGATAACGCTTTTGGCTCGGAGAGTCACGCCAATCTGTTTTTTTGTTTGTCTGTGATTCCGAATCATCAGTTGCCATAGACTCACCTATTTTTCCGCCAATAGCACGTCCGGCTTTACCGCCCAAGAAATAACCAGCCGCGCCAACACCAGCACCAACTAAAAGACCTACAGCATTACCAAGTCCGGGCACTGCGGTTCCAATTGCTGTGCCTGCTATTGCGCCTCCTGCTATGGCGCCTAGTATTGATCCCCCAATAGCTCCGCCTGCAGCTCCGGTAATACTACCGGAAGCGTTCCCAATAGCTCCGCCTTTGGCTTTACCTCGTTGTTTTGATGTTAAAGTTTCGTCTTTTTTTATTGTGTCTAACTCGTTTAACATTTTGGGAATTTCTACAACGGCTGCAGACAATCCCGCGCCGATGCCTACACCAGCCATTTGTTTTGGTGTAGGCATCGGCGGCGATCCTTTTAATTGTGGATTTAATTGTTGAAGCTGTCCGCCGGCGCCTATTCCCGGAGTTCCGCCGCCCCAGTTGGTTACATATACCGGCATAGCCGTCGCCATGTTCAAAGAGCCTGCAATATCTACTTTACCGCTTTTCAACTGCGTTAAACTGCCAACAAGCCGTGATATTCCGGCAATGCCTTTGACTGCCGCTATCGCTCCAATTCCAACGGCGATTCCGGTAAATACTTTTTTTAATCGTTCAGGGTCTTCGGAAAGTTTATTCAAAAGTCTGGTTAAATGGGCAAGCGGCTTTGTTAAGTTGGTATCGGCAAAACTATTAAAAGCGGTTTGCAGATTTTTTAGATTTGATTGCAGAGTATTCGCCATTGCCGCGGATTGTTTTTGCAATAAACCCGTGGTATCACCGAGATTGGTCAAAGTATCCTTCATCTTTTCACCGTGCGAAACATAAGAACGTATCGCCTGCATTGAAGATGTATTAAATATTTTGTTAAGAACATTGGCATTACGAGGATCTTTTGCTTTTTCGGCAATCTCAAACATAATATCGTTAAAGTCTTTAAGGTTTCCATTTGAATCCTTAACATTTATCTTTAACAACTTTCTTAGATCTCTTTGTTTTGCGGGATCGGTTATTTCTCCAAATACGGAATTGAAAGCGGTAAACGTTTTAGTTGAATTTTTTGCTCCGGCATTGATGATTTGTAAAGCGGCGTTAACGCTTTTTATATTCTCCGGTACGGCTCCTATTTTATTTGCCTCTAACGAAGAAAATATTTGCGGAGCTGCTTTCGCAAAATCGGCTAATGAAAAAGCGCCTTGGTTAGCCTGTGCCACCATATCATCCATAAGCGATGATATTTGTTCGGTTGAATATTCAAACTTTCTGAATTCAGAAAAAAGATCACCCATTGATTCGCCGGATTCGCCTGTCGCCTGTATTGCGAGGGCAATATTTCTGATGTTATCCTCGGCGTATTTTAAATCGCTGGTTTTGGAAATAACAACTTCAATTCCGCTTATAATTTTATCAGGATCAATTTTTACATCTGAAGCCTGGGCGACATCAAAAATAGCTCTTTTCATTTTGGAGATTCGTTCCGCGGACGCATTCACGGATATACCGAGCCGCGTCATGCGATGATCCATCTCAATAACGCCTTTTGCCGCGGCGCCAACGGAAAGCGTTAAGCCAAATGCCGCAAGTTTTGCGGCTGTACCGGAAATAGCTTTGTCTACTTTTTCTACTGCGCCGAGAGTTTTTTGGGCAAAACCGGAAGCCGCTCCCGCGGCTTTGTTCATGCCCTGTGAAAATATATCTTTCAGCGATAATGTAACGCCGCTTTTAATTTCCGGCATTAATTTCCTCCGCGTGCCGCCTTTGTTACGTTGACAGCTTTATCATGCCAAAAAGACAATTGCTCCCATTCCATATCCATGAGTGTTGAAAAATCCATGCCCGGGAGCAACATAAGAATTTCTGCGACCATCTCGGCGACACGGTCGCAGACTTCTTCCAGTATTAGCTTATCTCCGTTGTCTCTTTTTGCGGAGTTCTCACCGTCTCCGCGCTGGTAGGGTTTTCGTCGTATTCCTTTGAAGAAAAATACGATGCCCACACAAGCGCGAGTTCGGTACGTATTATTGACCAATCATCAATATCAATTTGCGTAACAACGGACATCGGCAAGCCGGACAATGAAGAAAACAGCGCGGCATCCGCGGCGGCGCTTTCAATAGGAGCAGTACCGACAGCTATAAAATCTTTTGTCTTAGGACGTTGAATTGTTACATCTGCAACCTTCAATTCACCGACCACGATAGGATGTTTCAATTCAATTTTTTTTGCCATAACATCCCCCTATTTCAGTCTTGGACTGGTGCCGGAATTGTAGACAATATCCATTTCTGCGTCGCCAAGTTCTCCCGGTTCGGTTACCCAAGCGCGAGGCATCATGTATTGTTTACCGCCTGTTGTGAAAATGGTGAGTGTATCCTCGCCAAGTTTGGAAAGTTCCTCAACGCCAAGCGAACCTGTCGCATTAAGTTTCAATTTAAGTTCGGCAAAAGTCTGGCTTTCAGTGTATCCGGTGTTCTCCGGCACTTCACCGGCTTTTGTTTCTCGCTTAACCCCTGCCGGTTTGAAAGTCGCTCCTTTTTCCTGAATCGGCAATTCGCCGACGTTTGACGAAATAACTCTTTGTACTCTTTCAAGTTTCATAATCCGCCTCCTATTTGAATTGTGTCAGACCCGCGCCGATATAGAATTGACCTATCAGATTGGGCTGGTGGGAGTATTCAAGCCGGGTTTTGCTTCCCTTTTTGATCTCTACCAAGATAGATTTTTTGTAGCC